CTAGTAATCTTTGCTTGGTTGGTTCAACAGAGATACTTCAAAGACATAACAAACCTTGACCTTAGACAAAAGATGTATGAAGAATTTGAAGAACAGTTTGAACAGGATATGCTTCCATTTGGTATTATTGATGATGGCCGAGAAGAAGATACATACACAGACAATACAGGTCAAACGTGGGAAGTATCACCATCACAAAGAACTTATTTTTAAACATCTGTTCCAAACCCAAAATCCGCGTCAGGTTCTTCTTTATCGTGTCTTATATCTTGAAGTAATTTTTTAGCATCTGGATGTATTCTTGTAGAATTGTAATCTATTCTTGATTCAGATTTTGTACATACTATTAGATGTTCTGGATTCACACACGAATTTTGTCCACAAATTTGATGTACGATATACCCCGAAGAGATTTCTCCTTTATGATGTAAATAAGAAAACCTATGTGCAGGTATAGATTTTCCTTGATATGAAAACATTCCATATCCCTGTTGTGTTTTTGAAGCCTTCCATGTCCAACATCCACTTCCTGTGTTTTTATCTATCTTTGTTAAAAAGCGTTCAATTTCTTTCATGTTACCTCCGCGTGTTCATATAAGTATTTATATCTCAATAAACATTCAAAATACAGAGTTTGGGGTTTTTATAAATAATCTATAGTAAGATAACTTTGTATTAATTAACTAAAATTAGAGGAGATGACATGGGTTTTCAAGTATCACCTGGCGTAAACACATCTGAAATTGACTTAACCACTATCGTGCCCGGTATTTCTTCAATAGATGCTGGATTTGCGGGTTGCTTTAGGTGGGGCCCAGTCAATGATGTAAAATTGATTGATTCAGAAGATTTATTGGTGGAAACATTTCAATCTCCTGACGCAAACACATATATTTCATTTTTAACAGCAGCAAACTTTCTAACGTATTCAAGTGCACTTCATGTTGTAAGAACTACAAACACATCAATGAAGAACGCTTCTTCAAGTGGAACTGTTGTTTTAATTTCAAACACATCATTCTATCAAGCAACATACTCAGAACAAGAAGGATCACCAGTAACTGCACAAGGTGATTGGTCTGCTAAGTGGGGTGGAGATTTAGGAAACAGTCTTAAAGTTTCCCTTTGTGGCCCAACAAGAGCTAACCTCGCATCTGGTAATACAGTAGTTGCTGGAAACTCTGATGTAACACTTACAGGATCAATTAATGTTCATACAGACGGAGTTCTAACTGGAACTTCTACTCTTTTCGGAACAGAATTAAGAATTGGTGATAGAATCAATACTGCTGTTGGTGGAGGAAACACATACAGTGCTGTCATTAGTGCAATTACTTCAAATACAGTTGCAGCAGTTTCAATTTCACCTACCTCGGTAGTTGGTGCAGGTAACACAGCTATTCGTTTGAAGAGGTCAGCATTTTCAGAACCAACAAGGAATATGTTAGGAACAGTTGGAGTAACAGCAAATAGTACAACTATAACTCAAACTGGAACAACTGATGTTCTTGCAACAGCTTTCAACCTACAATTTACAGCTGGTGATATTATCACAATTAACAAAGAAGACAGAAGAGTTGCTACAATAACCAATTCTTCCTCAATAATTGTTTCTACACCGTTCACAAATACTGCAACTGCTCAAACATATTCCAGAGCATGGGAATACGCTGGTCTTTTCGATAAAGAACCAGTAACTACAGAACATTCTGCTGCAAAAGGTGCTCTCTTTGATGAAGTACACATTGCAGTTATTGATGAAGATGGAGAGTGGACAGGAAACAGAGAAACAGGATTAGAACTTTATACTGGTGCTTCAGTCGCAAAAGGTGCAAAATATGAAGATGGTACATCAGCTTATTATGTTGATGTTCTTAATCGTAGGTCAGAATATGTTTGGTGGATGGATCACAACGCAGTAGGTGATGCTTATACAACAGCTGGTGCTTCTGACTCAGCATGGGGAAGTGTTGCAGACGCTGGAGTAAGATTTGCGTCAAGTGCTGGTGATGGTTCGATGGTAGAAACCACAAGTTTATCTGGTGGAGTTGATGGTTCTGCTCCTTCAGACGGAGATAAAATTACTGCATTTAATAAGTTCAGAGATGCAGAAGAAGTGGATATCGGATTACTGATTGGTGGAGAAGCTTCTGCAACAGTCGCACTTCAAATCATTGCAATCGCCGAAGGTAGAAAAGATATTGTAGCTTTCCTTTCACCAGAACTAGCAGATGTTGTCAATAATGAAGGAAGTGAAGTTGATGCGGTTGTTGATTTTAGAAACAATCTAGGGTCTTCTTCTTATGCAGTTCTTGATTCTGGATACAAGTACCAATATGACAAGTACAACGATGTTTATCGTTATGTTCCTCTCTGTGGAGATACTGCTGGTGTTACTGCTGCTACAGAAGCAAGTAGAGACGCTTGGTTCTCTCCAGCTGGTTTCAATAGAGGAAACTTTAGGAATGTAGTAAAACTTCCTTTCAATCCACGAAAATCTGAAAGAGATCAACTTTATAAACAGAGTATCAATCCTGTAGTAACATTCATGGGTGATGGAACTGTTTTATTTGGTGATAAGACTCTTCTTTCAAAACCTTCTGCCTTTGACAGAATTAATGTACGAAGACTTTTCATTATTCTTGAAAAAGCTATTGCAAGGTTTGCACGAGCACAACTATTTGAATTCAACGATGCTTTCACAAGAGCTCAGTTTGTTTCCGCAGTAGAACCATTCTTGAGAAATGTTCAAGGTCGTGATGGTGTTACAGACTTTAAAGTTGTCTGTGATGGTTCAAATAATACTGGTGATGTAATTGATCGTAACGAGTTTGTAGGCGACATTTATGTTAAACCAAATCGTTCTATCAACTTTATTCAACTAAACTTTGTTGCGGTTCGTAGTGGAGTTGAGTTTGCAGAAGTAGTTGGTTAAATAAGTAGTATAAATAATAGTATAGATGGGGGAAGACGATGGCATGCGAAGGCAGCACTTGTAAAAAAGACTTCCCCATCACATCTTTAATTTTAGTCATCGGAGGAGAGTAAAAATGGCTTTTTCAATAAACACGTTTAGAAGTAATGCACTAAATAACGCAGGTGCACGAGCTAATCTATTTGATGTCACAATGACAGGAGCAACTGTCGCAGGACTTAATGCTAGTGAATTTACTTTTGCATGTAAAGCTGCTCAAATTCCAGCTAGTACAGTTGGAGTAGTTGAAGTTCCTTATTTTGGTAGAGTAGATAAAGTACCTGGCAATAAAACATTTGACAACTGGACAGTTACCATAATAAATGATGAAGGGTTTGAAATTAGAAATGCTATGGAAAAGTGGATAACAGCAATGGGTACTCACGAAGGAAATGTAGCAACGATAAGTGCAGGAGATGGAACTCTTTATGGACAGGCTACTGTAAATCAGTATGCTAAAGCTGGTGGAACAACATTAGAAGCATATAATTTTGTAAATATTTTTCCAATTAATGTTGCTGCAATTGATTTGGCTTGGGAAACAAACGATGCTATTGAAGACTTTACTGTTGAATTTGCGTATGACTATTGGACACATGGAACAATAGTTACATAAACTTTTATTATTTTATATTATAATTAATCTAACTAGGGGCCGGGGGCGCTCAGTCCCTGACTTTTGGAGTAGTATATGGCCGTTGAATTATTTGGTTTTACAATTGGAAGAACACAAAAAGAAAAGGAACAACAAGACCACCTTTCTTTTACACTCCCCGAATCAGAAGATGGTGCAATAGATGTAGCAGGAACACCTGGCGGTGCCTACGCTACCTATCTGGATATGGAAGGTTCTGCAAAGAATGAAGCAGAATTAATTATACGATATAGAACTATGTCACTTTTTCCAGAAACGGAAATTGCAATAGATGACATAGTAAATGATGCTGTTGTTGCAGACAGAGAACAAGCCCCAGTTTCCCTCAATCTTTCCAATGTTAATATTTCACCAGACATTAAAACAAAAATAGGTGAAAATTTCAGAGAAATATTAAGTCTGTTGAAATTTAATGAAAGTGGATTTGATACTTTCCGAAAATGGTATATTGATGGAAGACTTTATTATCACATCATAATAGACCAAGAAAATCCCAAAAAAGGTATTCTAGAACTCAGACCAATTGACGCGCTCAAGATTAGAAAAGTTCGTCAAATTCTCCCCCCAAAAGATCCAAGTGAACCCACTTTAATGCCCAGAGTTGAAGAATATTTTGCATTCAATGAAGCTGGTATGGATGGTAAACAGGGTGGTCAAGTATTGAGAGTTGCATCAGATTCCGTTGCGTACTGTCACTCAGGATTATTGAATGAAGACAAGAGAATGGTTCTTTCATATCTTCATAAAGCAATTAAACCTATTAATCAATTAAGAATGATTGAAGATTCGGTAGTCATCTATCGTATTTCAAGAGCACCAGAACGAAGAATTTTCTACATTGATGTTGGTAACCTTCCAAAACAAAAAGCAGAACAGTATCTAAAAGATATCATGACTCGTTATAAA